CTTCACCGGTCATGGCTGACTCAGTATCCGGGAAGAGGATGCGCATGTGCGGAGCGTGCGCTTTCGGATTCCAGCCACCCCGGAACTCAGTCGGCAGCAGGCCGATAAAGTTTCGGGCCTTATCAAACAGCGATTTGGGCGAGCCAATCTTGTCGACATATTCTTCTTTGCGCGAGCCGAACCCGGCGATAATGCCGCGATTGAACAGGCACAGCGATGCCGCCATGCCGACCGTCAGCCAGGACATGCCCATGTCACGGGTCTTTTCGGTAATGCCGGGCTTAGAGGTGCGCCAGTGCTCAACGAACCACTGTATCCATTCCTCCTGTTTCGGGAACAGCAGAAACGGTATGCGTGCCGGCAGACCGCGCTCAACATTACGCGGATCGACCGTCATCCCCCAGTCGATGATGAACTGCGCCGGATTATCACGGTAAAATGCTCTGAGCGCCGGTAGCATGCCGGGGTTAGCCCGGATCCGCTGCAGCCGTTCCATGCGCCATTCGAACACCTGCGTATAGTCCGGCTTGCGGAAATCGAAGGGGAATGGGATTGGCATACTTTTACCCGTGACTAATAATAAGAATGTTTTATCAACTAAATGAAAAAGGACTACAGCATGGCTTATGAAGAAGAAATTTTATCCGAACAGTTAAAAATTGATGAATTTCACAATGAGGATTCGAAGGTAAGCGGAATAGCAAAACTGGCAGTTGATAAGGGTTGGGATAACCTATCACCTGCTCAAAAGAGCGTATTACGCCCATTTCTTTCTAAACCTTGTGAAGGTGTTCGCGACCCAGCGGGTGTTCACAATGAGTGTGAAGCAATCCTTACTGAAGCTGAGTTAAAAGATGCTTACGATGAGCTTTATCAATACGACTCACTCCTTTGTCAGAACTGCCAAGATGAGTCGAATGATATTGCAGCGCACAGAGCAAGTTTCTTTAAGGATTAATAAGCCACTTAAATGGGGCCAAATTGGCCCTATTTAACATAATGGTCATTTCCCGCCCTGCCGGATCAGCACTCACCCTGATATCACTCTGAAAGGCTTATTTCTTCAAAAGTTCATCGCAAATTGGCCGAAAACGGACTGCATAAACGGCGCATAAAATCGGCCTGAAAATGCATAGCTCCAAAACATGGCGAGATGACTATTTACGGCAGTTATCCCATCATCTTGCGATAGAGCTCGGCGGCTTCCTCTGGGGTCAGATTTGTTGTCTCAGTCTGAATCGGCCCGCCATCAGGACCACTGATTTCGGTTTTGCTTTTCAGCATACCCAGATGCTGGGCAACCATCTTCAGCGCGTCATCCTGATTGCGCATGATGATCTCCATCCCGAACTTGCCCTCTTTAATGCCGGCGAACAACCGGCGGGCAGCGCCAGTAGCATCACGCGTATCATGGAAAACAGGACGACTGAGGCCGAGACCGTTGCAACGCGGACACTCAGGATTCGGATCGACCTGCGCATCATAACCGTACCCACCAGTATCGTTCGGTTCCCGCTGCTTACGTTCTGCGGCTTCGAGGCGCTTTTCCTCAAACTCCACCATGTCACGCCACTGATAGTTGTGGCCGAAGCCCCAGCAGTAACGGCAACAATATCGGTGTAGTTCGGTAAGCTGCGTTGCGTCGGCGGTCGCGATATCCCACCACCATTTCAGCACTGAATCCTGCGAAATCTGGGTACGCTTTGAGCGGGCGTCCATTGCATCCTGCACAGCGCGACTGACCTTAGCATTTCTTAGCATACGCGATGCGTTGACGTAGGCTGTATTGCCCTCCCCCTTGTAACCAGCCCGCTTGTAAGCAGCAGTACGGTTAAGGTCGATGAGGTATTCTTCAACAAAGCTGATTTGCTGCTCTGTCATGCCATAACTGCGCAAATCAAAATCCTGCGCACTATTCTGCGCATCACTTTTGTCAGGCACCTGCGCAGTGTTTCTTTTACGCACATCAACATTGTCAGGCTGCGCAGAATTTTGCGCAGGGGGCTTTTTAATGTAACGACGCGCAGATGAATAGTTCAGCCCCTGCGCTTCGCACCAATCTTTCGGCGATATACCGCTTTTGGCATGCTCGGACAGGAACCGACTCTGAAGGTCAATCCAGTCCGGTTTAGCCATACTTCCTCTTTAATAAATCTTAAGAATGATCAATATTGAAAAGTATCAGTGAGCCCTAACTCATTGAGAACTACTTAATTCAAATTTTTAGTTAACTATTAACAAAGGACTGATTAATGTTTCAGAATTTTCTACTCACATACTCTGTTAAAGCCCAAACTATTGTCAGCAGTGATCAAGAGAAAGCAGCAAAAGTACGCAATGATATTGCCGATTTGAGTTGCTGGACAAAGCTTGAGGAAGTCGAAACAACTTTTTCGGGCCGAGCCTACATCACTGGAACTACTGACTCAGAAAAAAAATTGTCAGCAAAAGGTGAAATTGAAGAACAATTCCTACCAATACTTAAAAAGCATGATGCAAATTCTTACGATGTGAAAATTCACTGTGCAATGATGATCGAATACCTTGATAAACCATTTGAATTCATCATAAAAAATTAAATAAGCATTATCGGGCGCACTCAAATGCGCCCTGTAATGATTACGCCAGTTTTTTAGCGAGTGCAGCCACATCGTCGAACACAGCTTCAACGTCATGTCCTGCCACTTTCAGCAGTTCTTTAACCTTTGTCAGTACGGCATCAGTATTGTCGGTTGCCGTGGTAGCAGTGGGCTGCGTAGTTGATGCATTGGTACCGTCATACAGTGGTTCGGACATCGTTACTTCCTCTCTCTTGGGTTGCTCCCCGTTAACCTGCAATGGGGCATCGTTTAAAGCTTTTTTGACACATCACTCTTCGCCTCTTCCGGCTGGGCAAGATGCCGGTGATAAATTTTATCTGCCAGCTCCTGCAGCTCTTTCGAGTGCTGGGCCAGAATCTGGCGCCAGCCTTCACGGATAGCAGTCGATTCTGATTCGGCTTTAACCGGGCTGTTCTTCCAGCGGAACAGGCCCACCAGCCAGCCAGTAGCGAAACCAGTGGCCAGCGCCACCAGCGCCCAGATAATCAGGGTCGTAGTCGTGTACATGCGTTATTTACCTTGTCGGGATAGTTCAATTTTCCGGATCGCCGCTTTATCGCTGTTGCAGTTCTCCAGCGCAGTCAGAAGGCGTTCGTTAAGTTCGAGGCTTGAGCCCCACGTCAGAGGATCGGGAATCAACGGAATCGGGCAGTCAGCGGTCAGGCTGGCCGGGATGGGTACCGGTGGCACCTGTACTAATCTGGTTGCGGTGCTGGCGCAACTGCTGAGCAGCGGCAGCAGGAACAGGCAGAGCACCGCACTTATCGCCCTCCACCGCCTGGCGGATAATGACAATACGGTTTTCACTGCTGGCACTGGCCTGTTGCTTCTCCCCCTGTGTCGCTGCTGCGATGTCGTTAAACAGACGGACGGCAGCAACAACGTTAGAGGCAATGGCTTCGGCTGATTTCTGCTGTTGCACGGCGGCATCGCGTTCTTTCTCCACGGAGAGGGTTGTATCACGGTAGTGCGCAGCAGTAAGCAGCAGTCCGGCGATGATAACTATCAGCAGGAACGCCAGCGCAGTGCGCCAGTTCTTAAGCAACAGAGTCATTTATCCAGCCCCCAGCAAGCCAGCGCAGATTCCTGATCGCGTCGCTCGACCTGACCAAAACAGTTGTTTGATCGGACGCGGCAGTCTTTACCACCATCAAATATCCATCTGCGTATTTCAGCGCATGCACCAGGCCGATCACCGCTGTTTAGCTTGCGAAAGAACGTTGAAGGCATGCATTTCCCGGGGCCGATATTCCATGGACAGAATGACGCTATGCCAACCTTCTGTGGGCTGGTGAGAGGTATACGGACATTTCGATCTACCCAGGCAAGCGCCTTTGCCTGTTCAGCAGCATCGATACGGTCACATTGCTCCCGGGTAAGTCTCATACCCTTTACCACTGGCTTTCCGTTAACTCGCGTCACTCCGCCACAGATTGTCCATATCCCGCCCTGATCGGCATAGGCCGTCAGACTTGAACCTTCTTTTTCAGACTGAAACTGCTTCATCAACACAGGTGCAGATGCGCCTGCAGCGATAAGCGTTAGCATGGCGGCACTCAGTCTGTTACGCAGCTGTGGTGAAATAGCCATAGTCAGTCCTTAGCGGAGTCCAGTACCCGGTTGATGCCCTGAATCACTTCCGGCGATTTATGCACGGCGGGGGTGTCATTCGAGCCTTTGAGGTAATCGAGCACGGCCTGAGCACGCTCGCGGTCCAGATCGAGCCTGACCCGTTCGTTTTGCCGGTCCTCTTCAACCTTCAGGCGTTCTTCTTCAATCTGCTGGCGCTTGAGCTTTTCAGTGCGCCGCTTGTCCAGGTAGCCGAACAGCGCGATTACGGCACCAGCAACAGCCGTTGCCATGTAAACGCGGTCAAGCGTCGCCAGTCCGGCCAGACTCGAAAGAAGGGTCATCAGGGATCCGCCATTGATTGCGGTGTCAGCGTGTTGGTTCATTCGTATCATTCCTGCCCCCGGGTTTCTGGAGGCTTGCTCTTTAGGATTTATCCGTGATGTGCTCAGAGCAGGCCGGGTTAAGATTTGCACAACAGGTTATTCCCGGCAGAGGAATGAAGCCGCGCTAAGACACAAGTGAATTTAACCCGCCAGTGAGCGGGTATTTTTTTATTGAAAATGCGCTCAGCCCCTTCGTAGCAGGATATGAGTGAGAAATGACGGGCTGGCGCAAAACGAAAAAGGCCGCACAGAGGCGACCTTTGAAAGTAGTTTAGTGACGTTACTTATCCCCGGCAGGGGATGCCGGAATGCTTATCCCCGGTAGAGGATAGAAATAAAAAACGCCCTCGCAGTTGGTGAGACCGCCGGGCGCTTTGACTATCACAAATCAGCAACTGACCGGATTATTCGCTGATGAACAGCACGCAGAAATCCCATCATTGGCGTGATATTGGGCTATTTTATTCACGCCGTCAATACGTAGGATTAATCCTAAGCGGATTTTTCTCGTATTTCACTGTTGCTGGATACTCTCGATAACATGTTATCCGCATGCGCTTCCTCTTTATGGCATTGAATTATCAGCAGTTCATAAAAGGGCTTGAAGCTGCGGGACCATGTAGGCTGTGATATAGACATCACCGCATAGCCAGCGGCCCGGCGGACAGTTTCGCCCGGAAGACGCGCATAGCCACGCCCCGAGCCTTTTGGGCAGGTTTTTGTTACAGGCACGCCCTGAAGTTTGCTCTGCTCCTCGTCCAGCACCACGCCCTTACCGTGGCAGCGGCACGCATTGCTGATTTCCCCTTTTCCACCACATGAGGTGCACAGAACGCGCTGAATCTCTCTGACTTCCCGCTTTACCTCATACTCAGATGGAATCACTTTCAGCCCCCATTTAAGTGAGGTTTTCAAAATCTCCTGCGCTGCAGGAGGGGTGTGCGCCTT